TTTCTCGGTTAGTGTTTTGAGCCAAATGGCTACGAGGCTAATCGAGAAACACTCGATGGGTACTAGTAGCTGATGTCACACTTTAACAAAGGATGGATTGTATGGGATCAACCCCAGTAAATCTAATCGGCTCCTTTTATGCTAATTTACAGTATGATTACGAGGACTTTTGCATTTCTGCTAATTATCCAGAAACCACACTGGATAGTGTCCGTAAGGGCTTTGATTGGATCCTATCGCAACACGCGTTAGATCCTCTCTTCGCTCTCCGAACGTTACCGTCTATCGGCAAGGCGATCGAAAAGGCCGTAATAGGCTCAACCGTGCTGGAACTTCCAGCAGGGTCCATTCCGATTGATTCTACCGGTTCGACGGTGCTACCAGAACCTTTCCACGGCCTTTTCGCGTGTGTATTCCATGGAGATGGAACACCTAGCGCGGACTTTGAGGGTTCTTATAAATCCCTCTCTTTTAAGCTCTTGAGACAGGTTTTCTTAGCCTTCTCTAAGGTGAAGGATGCTGAATGCATCGCATCAGAAGAAGAAGAAATTACTAACTTCTATCTTCGTATCACCTCAAAGCCAACGATCGGGACTAACCCGATGTTTAATAGTGAGGTACGTGTTGCACGTACACTCCTATCACATGTTCTTGGAGATTCAGAGCATGACAGACCGAATGGTCTCTGCGCTGAGCTCGCCCAATGGGATACAATCCCATTTGGGAAACATGGGCCTGGAGCTGTCTGTGGAAAGGAGCAAGGGGCGCGCAAGTGGGACTTTGAGTCGATACCGGGTATGATGGAAGATATCTTCCAAACACAGCCTGGGGATCCAGTAATGGTTCCATACTCGCGTTACGGCGAACAAAAAGCCGCAACACTCGGGTATTCTCGACTCGCGATCGTTCCGAAAGACTTTCGGAAACATCGCCTGATCTGCATTGAACCAAAAGAGCTTATGTTCGCTCAACAAGGACTCATGCAGGTTATAACTCAGCGCGTACACGCGCACCCATTAGCACGTAAGGCTATCGATTTTCGTCGGCAGGGATTGTCGCAGCGACTGTGTCGTAACGACTCATTCGCAACAATCGATCTGGCTGACGCGAGTGACAGGCTATCCGTAAAGTTAGCCCGGTTACTTTTACCTCGAGACGCCTTCAAACTCTTGTGTCATTGTAGATCCCGCGGTATCCTTTTAGGAGACCGTGTAGTTGACAATTACCAGACGCTTTTTACCATGGGGAATGCTTTGTGCTTTCCCATCGAGACCTTA